GATCATGGCGGAATGGGTATCGCTTAAAATCCTTGGCGGTGTGAAAGGGGCAGGTACATTGCTTTCGTCACTGTTTGCAGGGGTTTTTCATAAAGGAGGAGTAGTCGGAGAGTCACCTGCTCCTATGCGACTTGTTCCCGTCGGCGCGTTTGCGAATGCAAGAAGATACCATTCTGGCTTAGCGGGAGATGAAGAGCTTGGGATCTTTCAGAAAGGTGAAACTATTATTCCAAAAGGCGTGGGATTTGGAGGCCCGAAGCAAGTCATTGTAAATGTAAAGAACGAGACAGGAACGCCTGTTCAAAGCAAGGACGTAAAAGTTGACTTTAATTTAGAGAAAATGGTTGTGGGAATTATTCTTAAAAATCGACAACAAAATGGTCCACTTCGTTATATGTGAGGAAGAGTAATGCCAAGCTTTCCGGCCCTTTCAACGCCCCCAAACTACCCCTTGAGAGAGATCATCGAAGATCGGGCTTTGAAAGGAAAGTCCGAAGCTGGTTATGTTTCAACTCGGTACAAATATACTCGTCAAACCGTTTCATTTGAAGTTCTTTATTCAATGCTGACCGATGCAGACCGAGACCTTCTCCGAGATTTCTATGATGATGTTGAGACAGTCGATTCGTTTACTTGGACTAACCCTTATACGAACATTAGTCACACAGTCAGATTTGACACTGTGCCCACGTTTGATCTTGTGGACAATGATAAACACGAATGCAAGTTCCTTTTGAGGCAAATATGAGATATGCTTGCGTTATCTGCGCTTTCAATTTTGGAGAAGAACAAAATATCCTCAACAGGGGCTTGGCTGATCCTTTTGACAGTCACCCTGCCTAACAGCACCATAATCCGTATTGTAAGAAATAATGAAGATGTGACATACCAAGGGGAGCTTTATGTTGCATTCGATTTTGCTCTTGAAGCGGTTGTGCATGATATTAAAGGCAAGCTGCCTTCTGTTAATCTCAAAGTAAGCAACGTTGGAAGAGTTTTTCAATCATACATCGAAGAGTTGGAAGGAATTGTTGGCTCGACAGTTCTGATTCAAATCGTTAATTCTGCATTGCTTGCCGAAGATTTCTCTGAGCTTGATCTCACTTTTGAAATTCAGAAAACGAGTGCTGATTCAAAATATGTGACATTTGAACTTGGCGTTCCTTCTCCTCTCTATAAGCGGTTTCCTCTTTATAGATATTCAGGTGCTATTTGCAATTGGGCCTCTAGGTTCAAGGGAGCGGAATGTTTATTGCCTGATCAGAAGGTTTTGATGGAGTTTGGTTATACAAAGGAAATTCAGGATGTTCGAATAGGAGACAGGGTCGTTTGCGGGAATGGTAAAATAGGTACAGTGTCCTTTGTGTCAAGAAGAAGAGTTTCAGAGGATGTTTGTGAGATTAAAGTAAAGAATATGCCATGCTCATTAAAGATAACGAAGGAACACCCTGTTTTGTTTTTGTCTGGACGGGATGCAAAATGTAGTAAAAATCTTATCTCTAATAAACATCATAGAGTTCTCAAAGGAGAAGGAATTTGCCATTTATGTGGGAGAAAAATAAAAAAAGCTGATTTTGTTTCTGCTTCTTCTGTGGCCCCAGGGGGCTATTTGGTTTCGACAACTTCTTTTGACAAGGAAGACATGGAAGTTATTTCTGTGCCAAGAATATTACGATCTTTTAATAAACCCTATAGATTAGAGGAAGGAAAAGTTGTTCCTTATAAAAAAATATATCGAGACCCTCACGTTCCTGAATTCATTCCTTTGAATGATTCATTATTAAGGCTTTTGGGTTATTATTTAGCAGAAGGAAGTTCTGCGGGATATGTGGTTTCATTTGCATTTCATGAAAAGGAAAAAGAATATCATGATGATGTGATAGCTAATTTAAGAAAGTATTTTAATATTGAGCCTAGAAAAACTGTGAAAAAAGGTCAGCATTGTGTCGAGATTACTTTCCGTTCATCAATCGCTGCTTCAGTATTTGAGTATTTAGGAGGAGTTCGTTCTTTTGGAAAGAAAATTTGTCCTGAGGTTATGTTGCTTCCCCCTGAAAAACAATACAATGTTTTAGTTGGTTATTTTAGAGGAGATGGATTTCTTCGTATGATGGACGGGAGCATACACGGAGCTGCTGCAAGTGGAATAGGGAAAGCACTAATGTGGCAAATATGGACAATTTTACTTAGGAACAGGATTATTTCTCGATTCTCTTCGTTTAATATGACTCATGAGATTATTATAAATGGAAAAGAAGGATGTAAATTATCAAATGATATATTTCATAAAAACAGCAGTTTTAAAATAAAAGATTTAAAAGATATGTATCTTATAGGAAATCAATTATATCTTCCTGTGAGAGAGGTAAACTCCTTTTTTTATGAAGGTGATGTTTTTAATTTGACAATAGAAGGTCAAGATGAAACGTACATTGTTGGAGGTTTGATTGTTCATAATTGTAAATTTGTGGGCGCGGCAACGACTTGTGATGGTCGTCTTTCAACATGTGAGTCTCATAACAATGTTATCAACTACGGTGGCTTTGCAGGCCTTGGTCAAGGAGGGATCAGATTTGCTTAGAACCGATGATCTGTTGAAAGTGAAATTTGTAAGGGGTGGGAGAGATGTAGCGACTGGACTTGATTGCTATGGTTTGTGCAAGGAAGTCTATAAAAGACTTGGTATTGATCTGCCTGAATATGATTCGCCAACTTCTCGTGAGACTGTTGATAGCGTCGTTCAGAGTCAGAAAGGGGAGTTTGAGAGACTTGAGCAGCCATTGTCATATTCGTTCGTTTTGTTTTCAATCAGACCGCCGTATGAGTCACACATCGGTATTGTGCTTGAAGACAAAAAGCGTTTTATCCATATGCTTGAAGGAACAGGGTGCAGTATTGAGAGACTTGACAGCATGTTTTGGAGAAAAAGAATCAGAGGTTATTTTAAGTGGAACTCCAACAAGTTCAGTTAATTAAAATTAGAAGTCCTCTTGATCACCGTAGGAGAATGGTTGAGTTTAAGGAATGTGATTCTTTGTGTCTTCTTGACATTCGCAACAGAGAAGTTCCGAAAGACATTGGTTTTACTGTTTCGGTAAACGGCATTGTTGTGAGAGAAGAAGATTATGCTCTGACACAAGTGAAACCTCATGATTGCATCATCTTCACACCACAGATCGAAGGGGATTTTGGGGGAATACTTCGTGCGGTTTTAATGATTGCGATTATTGTAGGTGCGACCTACCTTGGTGGTTGGGCGTTTGCAGCAGTGGCTCCTGAGACCCTTGTAGGAATGACCATTGCTCAAGCTGAGACGGCATTCGCCCTTGCTTCTATTGCCGAGGCTCTCACTGTGATGGGAACCGTTCTTGTTGGCTCTTTGCTTGTCAATGCTATTTTGCCTTCATCAATGCCTCCAATGATTGAAGGAGGGTTTGATCGCTCTCAGACTTACTCGTGGAATCCTATCACTACACAACAGCAAGGTTCAGCTATACCTATCATTTATGGTAAACATAGAACATATGGCAATATTATTTCTGGTTACATTGATTATGGAGAAGGCATTTCTATTGGTAATCAGAAATTGAACTTGTTGATTAGCCTTGGCATGGGACCAATCAAAGCGATAACGAATATTAGGATCAATGATCAGGTGTCTGGTTTTTACTCAGGGCTTGAGCTTCATACGCGCTTAGGACTTCTAAATCAAAATGTCATTCCTTCATCCAATGGAGCACCTGTCACATATCATCCAGGGCGTGAAGTGAGAGCAGATTCACTGTGGACTGCGCCATACTATGTTACTCCTGATGACGATTTTGACGGGCTTGAAATTGTTTTGTCATTTCCGAGGGGTGTTTTTTATGCGAATGATGCCGGCAGTTTGTCTGTTCATACGATAAAAGTGTCGATTGAGATACGAAATGTGACACTTGGAGAATCGTTTAGGCACGTTGGGTTTACTTCTCTTTCAGAGCTTCAGGTTGCGGTGGGGTATCGTTGGTCATTTGGTCTCTGGATGGCACCTTTTATTAATCCTATGGGGGGAGAAAACTACGAGGCACCGACATGGCGACAAATAGCAGATGGTGGTACGGATCCTACTGCACATACAGAAGGAGAAACGAATGAGCCTACATATCCCCCTGAATGCAAGTGGCGTTGGATAGGACCAGAAGTGAAGTATGATGCAAATGCACCAGAGAATGCAATAACAGTAGCGATGGCAGAAGCTTCGGCGTTTACATACACGAAGAAGCTTTCGGGGCTGTCTCATGGACAATATGCGATAAGAATTATAAAGATCAGTGCAGACAATGACAATGTTAGATATGGCGATAAGGTGACACTCGGTTCCGTTATCGAAGTTTACAACAATGTGTATCGCTATCCCCGTATTGCTTTAGTCGGCATTGAGGCCCTTGCTTCTGATCAAATCTCAGGCAGCATAAAATTCTCTGCTGATGTCTACGGTAAACTTATTCAGGTGTATAGAGTTTCAGAAGTTCTTGGTACTGATGGGAAGAACTATCGCTGTATACAAAGTCATGTTGCAAATGATAGCACGCGACCAACGACAGGCTATTATTGTCTCAGTTATTGGGAGCAGATCGGTCATAGCGCATTGCCTCTTGTAGAAGGAAATGCAGGGATTGCTTGGGGGAATGGCAATAGCTATTCCGCGACTCCAAGTTGGAGAACAGAATACTCTGATAATCCTGCTTGGATTGCACTTGATATTCTGACGCAGCCTGTTTTTAACGATGGTGGCTTTAGCGTTAATCGTCATGATGCTTATGATTTATCATATTTGGACATATCGACATTTCAGACATGGGCAGATTATTGCGATACGCTTGTTGATGACGGAGTAGGGGGGCTTGAAAGAAGAATAACCTACAACGGCGTCATTGATTCCATGATGAATGTTTGGGACGCAGTGATAGCTGTGTGTCAAATGTCCTACGCCTGTCCAATATGGACAGGCACAACGATCAAAATTATTGTCGATCAAGCAAGATCGAGCACACAGCTATTTACTATTGGTAATATCATTGAAGATTCGTTCAAAGAGGTCTTTCTTTCTGTGAGTGAAAGAGCAGGTGAGCTTGAAGTTGAGTTTACTGACAAAGAACAGGATTATGATCGAACAGTGTTGACGATTGTTGACACAACAGCAGATCGTCCTTCAAATAAAGCAAATAAAGCATTGTTTGGTATCACAAAATCGAGTGAAGCGAATAGACTTGGTCATAGATACCTCGCTTACAATAAATATCAGATAAGATTGATTGATTGGGAAGCTGATGTTGATGCGATTGTGTGCGAGCTTGGGGACAGGGTTGATTTGTCTCATGACGTGCCACAGTGGGGGTTTGGAGGGAGAGTTATCTCTGCAACATCGAATACCGTTACTCTCGATAGAACTATTGAAATTGCAGCTGGCAAAACAGGTTCAGATTATACGATCAAGGTGCGTTTGACGAACGATGCGATTGTCACAAAAACGCTTCATTCGACAATGAGTCCTGGGGAATATACGGTGATCACAATCAGTGGCACTTTTACAACTGGGATTCCTGAGCAGTTTGATCCTTACGTTGTCGGTCTCTCTGCGATTGTTGTGAAACCTGTTATTGTTGTTGGTCTTAGAAAGACTTCTGATCAGACAGTTGGCATTACTGCTGTTGATTATTACGATGAGGTTTATGACTTTGAATCTGGTAAAGTTTATGAAACAGTGTTGAATTATTCAGCATTGAGCAGACTTGTTGTGATTGTCAGCGTTACGGCTACGGAATTTGCACATATAAATGAATCAGGAGCAATCGTTCGGGAAGTCTATGTTGATTTTACCGTCGGGTCAAATGCGATTTGCAAAGGAGCCGTTGTTACGGTAATGAAATTGGTAAGCGGGGGCGGGGGGGCTGTTGTGGCGGTGTTGTCAACGACAACTCGGCGTGCAATATTCACAGGAGCGCAACCTGCCACGACCTATGCATTCATAGTGCAAGGCATCAATTCTGCAAATGAGTATTCCCCCAAGTCCGTCGCTGGCGATCATAATATTGTGACGATCACAACTTCTGCTGTCGTTAATTATACGGCGATCATTAACGCTCGCATTACGGGATTGCAGATATTTGAAGGCGGAAATTCTAATGAGTTTGTGGGAAAAGATTGTAAGTTTGTTTGGAATCCCATCGATGTCGTTATCTCAGGTGATGTGGGAGCAGGGGAAGAACCTGTTACTTCAAATCTTTTGTTCAAGGATTATGAAGTTAAAATTTGCAATATTGATGGGACTGTTAGGAGAATGGAGTATGTGCAAGTTCCTACTTATACCTATACCTATGAAATGAACAGTGATGATGGAGACGTGACGCGATCATTTGAGATTCGTGTCAAGGCAAGAGATATATTCTTGCAGATGTCCGAAGATTCTCGTCTCTCTGTAACAAACCCTGCTCCTCGTCAGATTACTGCGGAAGATAATTATCTGACGATCAGGCCAGGCATAAATTGTTTCATAATCGAGTTTTATCAATTTTTTGAAACTCTTGAGCTTGATGTTAGAGGGTACATGGTGTGGGCTTCTGAATTAGAAAGCTTCACTCCGAGTGCTCTAAACCTGCAAACCACGAGTACCAGTTCAGTGCAAACGATCAATGTTGATCGTGCAGGAACATGGTATGTTCGTGTCGCTGCCTATGATGTGTTTGGGGCAGAAGAATTGAATTACTCTTATGAACTGTCTGTTGACGTAGGGCGGTGGGTTGAGTACAACGATCTTGAGCTTGAATTGATGAAGATGAACTTTCAAGCAGTTAGTTGGGCACAATTTGCAATATTCGACGATTTTGCGAATGAAGCAAAGAGGTATTCTCCAGAGCCAGCGACGTACCCCTGCATCATTTATAAGAATAGTCTAACAGGAGGCGGTGATACACCGAATCGTGCTTATGGTTTTATGAGCAAGCAGTATGTTGAAGTGACGACTGTTGAGACAGGCACTTCCACTTCTGTTGGTGTTGGATTTTTGACTGATACGAATAAATCTTGGTTTATTGATCAGTGCAAGCTTTTGTACTTGCGAGATTCAACGAATGAAGAATTTATTATTCAGAGCAACACTTCAAACACACTGACTGTGACAGGTCGTTATCCTGAAACTCCTGATACCCCGGCAGCAGGCGCCTATAAGTTGTTTGATGACAATCCAACTTATGCAGTATGCTATTGCACTTATGAAGATTTGTCAAACGGAGGTGCCGGCTATACAAGATTCGAAGTGAGTTTTGACGGAGGAGGGCACTGGAAGACAGTACTTGATACAGAGACTGGAGTTGATCTTCTTGAAGGAACATTGGAGATTGAGTATCCCGGCGTTAATTATATTGTGAGATTTACTTTAACAAATGGTGCTGAAGGTGCAGGACCAATCGTTTACAAATATTTGATCTGCACCGATCCGTCACCATGGCGCTCATGAGGAGTTTTTATGTTGTATGACGTTGTTTTTGGAACATTTACACATAGGGTAGACAATCTGCCGAGACTTCTCTCTTCATTGAAGAAGTTTCATCCTGACATTCCTTTTGTCCTTCAACATGCAGATCATCCGATCCTTGAGAATTTTGAGTTTTTGAGGAAGAGCTTTGCTGCGACAAACAAGAGATTTTGGGTCTTCCTTGATGATGACATTGAGTTCATTCAACCTGTCTTGAACGCTTGTCTGATCTCAATGATGAAAAATAGATGGGCGATGGTTGGTGTTTATTCAACGTATGATCCTGAATACGACTTCAAAGATGTGCTTGTTGAGAAAGAATCAGGGTGGTTGCCTGGATATTTCCAGATGGTAGACAGTACGAAAGTTGGTCATGTGCAGCCTGATTTTAATCTTCCTGACCATTGCACAGCAATCGATACAAGTTATTCGGTGACGATAAAGAGCTTGGGATATAAGATAGGGATTGCTCCTGTTGTTGTTTATCATCAGTATAAAACAAACAATTTTGCGAAGCCCGATGTGATCAAAGTTACAAATGAATATTTAACGAAGAAATGGGGGAGGTTCTATTTTGACCGCTGTTCGAAATTCGAGGGGATTGTCGGGAAGACACCAGAAGAAAAAGCGAACAATCGCCCTGTGCATGATCGTGAAAAACGAAGAAGAAATACTTGAGAAGTGCCTTCGTTTTGTGAAACCGATTGTCGATGAGATTGTTATCGTTGACACAGGTTCGACCGATTCGACAAAAAAGATCATAAAAAAGCATGGCAGACTTTATGAGATTCCTTTTGTCAACTATGTCGAGACGAAGAACGAAGCTCTTAAACTTGTCAAATCGGATTATGTTCTTTGGATGGATGCTGATGAGATTCTATACGAAGGCGCAGAAGCGTTAAAGACCTACGCTGACAGAGGAGTTTCTGCTGTAATGAGCACGATCACAGAAGGAGACGCTGAAGATTACAACATCGTTTACACGCAGTACCAGCGAATTCGTTTGTTTAAGAACGACGGTACATGGCGTTTTGAAGGACCCGGCGTTCATGAGTATTTGATTGGAGAAGGGGAAGTTGTTTTTGATCCTTCGATTCTCATTCGTCATGAGCATTTGAAATCTGACAAAGCAGAAACCGCTAAGCAACGGTTTGAGCGATATATCGCCTTGTTAAACATTGCACTTGAAAAGGACCCTCAGAACAAACGTGCTTGGTTCTATTTGGGTCGAACGCTGAGAGATTTAAATGAGCCGATGCAAGCGGTTTCTGCTTACGAGACCTATCTTACTCTCTCTGACAATGTATTTATCGATGAGAAATGGCAAGCTTGTTACGATATTGCTCAGTGCTATAAAGGAAGTGGTGATTATGAGCAGTCAATTGATGCTTGCAATAGAGCGATTGCGATTGATTCAAGACGCGCTGAGGCGTTTGCGTTGCTTGGCGATATTTTCTTCGCTTTGCAAAATTACGACAAAGCGGTTGTTCAATATGAAACGGCTATTTCTCTTCCGCTGCCGACTAATGTTATCCTCTTTTTAAAGAAGAGAGATTACAACGAGTACCCAAAAGATCAGCTTGTCCTTTGTTATTACAAGTTGAATCAATTTGACAAGGCAGAAGCTTTGTGCAAAGAGATTGCAGGAACTGATCAACGACTTTTGAGCAATATCTGGTGGTGCAGAACAAAGACTCAACAAAAGATATTTCTGACGCTTGGCGTGACTCCTGAACCAATTTGGGGTGGCATACTTGAAACACAGGGCGTTCATGGCGTTGAGACGACTTATATTGAGATGGCGAAAGAATTTGCAGATGCAGGTCATTCTGCTTTTCTGTTCTGCAACACGCAGTTTGAACATGTTTATGATGGCGTTTACTATATACCATATCAAAATCTTCAGAATTACATTTGCCTTGAGCCTGATCTGATTATTACGAGCAGATGGTTTGATGCTTTATATCTTGAGAGCAAAGCAAAGAAGATCATCTGGCTTCAGGATGCTCATTTTGCTGATCCGAACCATCCTGATTCTTTTGATGTCGCTGATGCTGTTGTCTGTTCTTCATTATGGCATCGTTGTTATATCGCACAGAGATTTCAGGAGCGAATTGATGCGAAAAAGCTTCATATCATTCCCCTTGGTTTGAGAAAAGAACTGTTTGCTGGTGCAGTTGTGAAGGAGAAAGGAAAAGTTATTTACAGTAGTAATCCTGATCGCGGACTTTATGTTCTTGCTGATATGTGGGAAGAGTTAGCGGAAAGAATACCTGATATTCATCTAACGATTTTGTATGGATGGGAAGGGTTGAAGACTTGGGGGACTTCTGAAGAATGGAAGAATTCTGTCGAAGGACAGAGAACGACTTTGATGGATAAATTGTCAAAATTTACTAATGTGAAGTTTATAGGAAGGGTTACGCATAGGAGAGTTGCTGAGGAGATGATGTCTTCTGAGTTGATGCTTTACCCCTGTACTTTTCCTGAAACTTTCTGCCTCACTACGTATGAATCTCAGCTTGCAGGAACCCCTGTTATAACAACAGACATGGGCGCTCTTTCGACGACAGTGAATCGCAATTTCAATTTCTTGCTGAAGGGCAGTCCTTATGCAAAAACATATCAGCATCAGTTTATTGACACGGCAGTTGAGCTTATGAAAAACAGACCTCTTTTGGTGGATTTGCAAGGTAAGAATCGCATTATGATGATCGATGCGAAATGCGATTGGAAAGATATTTATGAACAGTGGGAGAATTTGATTTGGGGGTTGTAAAGGTAAAGTAGGCAAAAATTGGGGTTCGTTTGAGGTCTGATCAGCCAAGAACGACGTAAGAACAAAGAAGGCGGCTGTTGGGAGCCCAATCTCTCGAAGTCGCCTTTTTTGTTGCCCCTTTGGGAAAGGTGATCGAAAGTGCCAGCAACTAAGACAAAAGCAGATGGGTCTTTAAGAAAACAGCGACTTGTCGATGAAATCTCTGGTCCGACAGGGCCTGGTGGTGC